TATGGTAGATCTTAAACACGTAGGTAGAATAAAGGCCACAGGAAGAAAATGTCTTGTAGCTTTTAGAACTCTACCAGGTGATGCATATCACTGTCTAGTAGTACCCACAGAAAACTTACCTGATGACTATCACGATTCGCTTATTCAATTAGTTGAATCTGCATCTGGACAAAGTTCTAACGAATTCGCAGAAGTTTTAGCGAGAGCTAAATTCCCTGACGGAAGCACTATGTTGCCTGCATTGCACACGCAAGGTCGCCTAGTTCGATTGCCAACTGATGCAATTGAAATGACTCCTAACTTCCAAGCAAAAATTGGATTAGACGAGTTAAACACTATCATTGCTGAACAGCGTGGTATAGCTGTTGACGATTTAGCAGTTAAAGATGCCAACAATCCAAATGTTGAAGTCTCTGAAGTTGCTACAGTCAAAGATATATCCACCCCTGGTAACGCCGATAATGTTGCAAAAACAACGTCTTCTAGCGTTACACAAGATGAACAACCAGCAGTAAGTGCCTTAAATGAAAATGCATCAGCCGAAGAAAAGGCAAAGTTCTATCGAAGCCAAGCAGACAAATTGGCAAAAGAAGCAGCTCAATTTAGACGATTGGCTGAAGACCTTGTTCCGACTAAAAAGAAAAGTGGTTAATGGAAGAACATTACCCAAAGATGCAATAGACAAATGGCCAGAAGTATTTGGTGAGATTACGTGTAACGTAGTTCCATTAACGTACTTACACACCATAACTATTACATTTAAAAACGCAAAAGTTTGGGAAATACGAGCTAATAAAATTATGACTGATGATTGGGATTCTTTTGAATCCCATATCAAAGAAGTAATTAAAGAATACGAATCAAATATTGAAAGTATAGATTTTCAGCTCGACACAGACAGAATTAAAAAAGACATTACTAAACACACTAAACGTTTTTTAGATAAAAGAAAATTAAAATGAAAGTTAAGTTAGTTTCTTATAGCCAACCTACAGAAGAATTTCGTCAACAAAACATAGACGATGCACTAGATCTAGTAGCTTACTGCGCTCGTGTAAGTAACCCTGCTAATCAGTTCAATACAGAAACTAGCGAAAAGCTAATCAAGTATTTGATCAAGCATCAACATTGGAGTCCTCTCGAGATGGTTAGTGCTTGTATAGAGATCACTACTACTAGAGATATTGCAAGACAAATCCTACGCCATCGTAGCTTTAGCTTTCAAGAGTTTAGTCAACGCTATGCTGATCCAACCGCAGAACTAGATGAAGCTTTTGTACTGCGTGAAGCACGATTCCAAGATACAAAGAATCGTCAAAATAGTGTAGAATTTGACATGAACGACGAGCAACAAAAACTTCTTGCCTATGAATGGGAACGTGCTCAGAAGCGTGTACTATTTTCAGTTAAACAAGAGTATTCTTGGGCTATTAAAAACGGTATTGCCAAAGAACAAGCTCGTGCTGTTCTACCAGAAGGCCTTACTGTTAGTCGTATGTATATGAACGGTACTATTCGTAGTTGGATTCATTACATTGAACTTCGTAGTGCTAATGGAACACAAAAAGAGCATATGGATATTGCTCGTGCCTGTGGTCAAGTTATTGCAGAAGTATTTCCGCTGTCTAAATCATTGTAATGGAGAACATTATCTGATTTCCTTGTTATATTGAAATCAAATGTTTTAAACCACTTACTTTGAATAGCTGTTAACGGTTCATCATCTATAGGGAGCTCATGCTTAATGAGATTCCCTATTTTTTTGGCCAGTGCTAGTGGGTCTTCATTTTTAACTTTATCATAAAAGAAAGTATTGAGATAATCAAAGTCTCGAACATTAATAAAATCCCAATCAGTAAAATGTGTCATGTAACAACCCTGACGAGCTCCTAGTATACTCCAAATGCCGTTTGATACATCTGCGCCTACCATTGACCAAATTCCTAATCGTTGGTAGTTACCTGGCCATACATCTTTTAATTGATTAACTCGTTGACCCTGTTCAAGTGACATCTTGACGCCTTCACGAAAGCCAGCTCTCCATGCTTGTAGTGGACTGCCGTTATTATGTATTTGACTAAAGGCTTTGTCTAAAGGCAAATATTCTAAATCCCAGCAAAAGTCTATTTGGCTTTTTACATTGTCATTAGGAGCAGCTTCATGTGTTTGCATGTTAAGGACAACGTGCTTCGGCCAGCATTTAATGCCGCCATTGCCGTACATAAGTCCGTTGATAATATTATAACTAGGCCAACTTACTACACAATTATCAAAATTAACATCTTCAGGTACTTCAATTACTTGATTAAGAAACTTTCCTGTAAGTACATTGTCACCGTCAATGGTGACAAATCTGTTTGTTTCAGATAAGTTTGCGGCAGCTTTATGAGCAGCATCACTGCCTTTAACACCGTGAACACGTTTTGCCCAAGGTATCTTTGAACAAAGATCTGCATAGTTACGATCAGCATCTGGCTCATCGTAACTGATATAGATTACATCATATTCACTTACTGTTATTTTTTTCATTTAAGAATTGCTCGTATAACCAATCAAAGTCGTTGATCTTAAATAAGTTGTCAGGATTTTCTGTGGCAAACTTACGTCCGGCGAGTGCGCCTTTTATGGCAAATTCACCGTAGGGTTTATCTGCTCCTTGTGTACACCACACATTTAGACGTTCTTCTGTTTCACTATCTACTTGACGATCAATAGTTTTACCTGCTAGTTTAGCACATTCACGGAACGCTGACTTCCATGTTGAAAATTCATCAGTGTTAAAGGAAGTAACGTTACTGACAACTTGTACTGGTTTAAATTTATCGCTGATGCTAGTTGTCATATCAGGACGAGTTACATCCATACTCAATGTAAGTTGACGAGGTAACAGTTTAACACCACCATAACCGTAGACTAGATTATTAACAGGGTTTTGACTGCGCCATACATGAACTGTATCTCTTTCCCATACAGGTATTTCATAATCAAACTTAAAGTCATCAACTACAACTGCGTCACCATCAACCACCCAGAAGTTATCTGTATCTGCCTGTTCGGCTGCTTTGATGTGAGCTTGATGAATGCCTTTAACTCCGTGTACACGTTTGACCCTTGGATACAGCGTTTTAACTCTGTCAAAGTTTTCATCAGCATTACTTTCGTTGTAACTGATAAACACAATGTCATATGGTTTAACTTTACTAGCAGTAATATCCCATTCTTTACGCTCAACTAGATAGCGGAAAGTAATTTCCTTTTCACTTACAGGGGCATGTTTACTCATCAGGTTAATACCATTATAGTTTTCTTCGCCTCTAAATAAGTGTTTAAAACTGTGATTCATATTTCTATCATAGGTATTATGATGACTGAAATAAGTGTCAAATGTAAATGTATCTAATACTTGAACTTCTTTTGGTACTACCCAGAACATGTCTGTAGTAGACTCTTCAAGAGCAACTAGATAATCTCTATAAGTGCTTACTGTAAACTTATCAAATTGTTTTGGATTACTTGCTATTGTTTCAATTTCTTTTTTCTCTATAAAGAATCTTGTTTTAAATTCTCTTTCAGAGATTTGTTCTTCTTTTGAAAATAAACAAATGCCGTCCCAATGTTCACCATTCTTAAAAATATGTGTAACATGTTGATTGTAACGAGGAACATAATAATCAAAGTTAAAATCTTCAACAACTTCTACATCTGGCCAGACGCACCAGAACATGTTAGACTCAGATAGTTTACAAGCTTGTTCGTAGTCCTTGTATGTTGAAATATTAAATTTATCAAACATTTTAGGCGTGCTAGCAACTTCGTCCCATTCCTTACGATCTGAAATGTGTCTAAATTTAAATTCTTTTTCAGAAATTAATTTTTTCTTGCTGGCAAGAATGACACCGTCATATGTGTCTCCGTTGAGGAACATATGATTTTCTTCTCTTTCGTAGCTGTTGTGGTAGCTGAAGTAAACATCAAACTTAAATTCATCAGATACAATTACGTCACTAGGAACTATCCAGAATAGATCAGTATCTGATTTTTCAACTGCATCCATGTATTCATTGTAGCTGTCAATGTAAAATATATCGTATTTCTTTGGATAACTTGCGACTAATTCAACTATTATTTCTTTATCAGCAAAGAATCTATATCTAAATTCTTTTTCAGAAACAAGTACTTCGGTTGAAAATAAACAAATACCGTCATAATGTTTGCTATTCTTAAACACATGAGTTAAGTGTTGATTATAACGAGGCACATAGTAATCAAAGTCAAAATCTTCAACAACTTCTACATCATGCCATACACACCAGAACATCTTTGATGTTGAATTTT